AAGGCCAAAAGCTCCAAGGGCGGTGTCACACTGCGAGTGATCGTCCCCGATTCCCATGGATGCTTTGTCGATCAGTCGGCAGCGTCGGCAATGCTTGCGGACATTGCGATGCTCAAGCCCTCGTCGATCATTCTCCTGGGTGACCATCTCGACTGCGGTGGCTTTTTGGCCGAGCACCATACTTGGGGCTATGTGGCCGAGACCGACTACACTTTCGAGGACGACTGCCAAGCGACCAATCAGTTCCTCGATGCGCTGCAGTCGGCAGCACCACAAGCGACGATCGAATACCTCGAGGGAAACCACGAGCGCAGGATTGAGAAGTGGATCGTCACCGACGCACTGCGAACGGGCAAAGGATCCCGAGGCGACGTCAAGATGCTCAACACGTTGTTCTCGACCGAGACGGTGTTGCAGCTCGACAAGCGTAAGATCCCCATCTACAAGCAGGGCCAGTGGTACGACGGGTGCCATGTCCCCGGTACGATCCTGCGGGATAATTGCTACTTCACCCACGGCCAATTCACATCCAAGGCCGCAGCGGCCGCTCACCTTGCCAAGTACAACTCGAACATCTGGTTCGGGCATACGCACAGGATGGACATGGCGACCAAGCGAACCGTCGCCTCGGGCCCGATCGGAGCATGGAACCCCGGTTGCTTGTGCCAGCTCCAGCCTTATTGGATGCATCAAAACTTGACCGACTGGGTCAACGGTTACGGAATCCAGTTAGTCCAAAAGGGGCTCGGGCATTTGAATCTTCAAATCCCGATCATAGACGGCGTGTCATACCTATCACCGCTGATCCGCAGGGGAGCAGCGTAAGAAATTTAGGGTGGTTTTTCTTACAAGGATGAGATAATGGGCCTGTTTTCGGCTTATCGAGAATTGCAAATTGGTGAGACTGTGTACGTGGACGATCCAACCAGTCCGTTTCATTGCAGTAAGGGACACGTAATTGGTATCGATGTCGGTGTCGCTCCCTACAAAGTTGAGTTTTCATTTCAGGATAACAACGGCGTCTGGATGACAAGCTCACTTTGGTTTCCTTTGGATCGACTGCTAGTGTATGGTCCAGACCTGTCACAGACAGCCGCTCCAACAGTCGGCAAAGCAATCGATGAACCGGCCAACGATCCGGAACCCCAACCATGGACGCCAGGACTCGGAGACGAAGTGATCGTCACACGACGAGGCGATCCGCTTCGGGGCGTAGTGGGCACCGTGCAAGATAAGAACGGAGACCTCTTTTTAGTGTGGTTTTCGCATCGACTGGTGCAAGCGTGGTTTCGAGCACACGAACTTCGACCAAGGAGGTCCAACAATCCGGAAATCCCGGATAGTTCGAACCCTTCGGAAACTCCGAACAGTTCGGTCGACGCGGGAGAGCTCGAGCGCTGCGAAGCGAACGAGGCACCAGAACCTCGCAAGCGAGTCCTGTACATCGCTGGCCCGATGCGCGGGGTCGCTTGGTTCAACTACCCCATGTTTGATCGAGTCGCCAAGGAGCTGCGTGACGCCGGCAACGAAGTCATCAGCCCAGCGGACGAGGATCGCAAGGTAGGTTTCGATCCGTTTGCGAATCCAGAGTATCGGATCGCAGACGCCTGCACGTTTCCGTCCGAAGCTAGCTTTGAAAGCTTTGACAAGACCGTGCGTCGCTGCTTTGAGTCAGTCCTGCGGTGCGACGAGATTGTGCTGCTTCCAGGCTGGGAGAACAGCAATGGAGCGGTGGCCGAGCTGACCCTGGCCATGTGGCTTGGCAAGCGGGTGCGAGACGTTCGAATCGACGACCAAGATCGGATCACCTATCTTGGCCAGTGGATGGGGCTCGCAGGCCTGGCCATGCAGCTAAGCGACTATCACCTAGAGGTCGAAGTCCCGGTCGTTGTCGACGACGAGGACGGCGAGGACATCCTCGACAAAGCGGCGAGGATCACGCGGGGCGATCGCCAAGCGTCCTACGGGCCACCTGATCAGGACTTCCGCCGGACCGCAGGCATGTGGTCGGCTCTGTTCGAGGTCAAGCTTAGGGATGGCGTCACGTTCGAGCCTCGCGACGTAGCATTGGCGATGATCCTGTTGAAGTGCTCACGCGAGAGCCACCAGCGGAAAAAAGACAACTGGGTCGACATCGCCGGTTACTCTCGCTGCGGGAGCCAGTGCAACTGATGGACCTAATCATTGCTGTTTGTGTCGTAGTGTTTTTCTGCGTCATCATTGCGCTCGGCGACGACGACTTTCGAGGGCCCTCGCTATGAGCACCGACCACGACAATCCATTGAGCGTCGATGAGGCGATGGCCCTCATCGGCAAATGGGAGACGCATCCCGGTCTGCTGCTGGCCATCTTCGACGCAGCCCGAAAGCTTCGCGACGAAGTCGAGGTGCTGCGTGACGAAGTCAAGCTACTGCGTGACGCTAACAATCACATGCAGAAAAGCCAAGACGATCTGATTCGGATCATCGCGCAGCATGTCCGGGACAAGAAAGCCATGCAGACCGAGCTCGACCAGCTTCGGGCCGTCGTGGCCCAGAACAACCAGAGCATCGCAGCCATCGTTTCGAGATGGATCAAACCTAGCACGAACTGAGGCAAGCTATGTGGAAACTAATCGGCATGATGCTCGGCGGCGGAGCGATCCCGCGCGAAGCAGCTCGGGCCCGGAGCAACAACGGATGCTGGCCGGAGTTGCTTGGCATCGCCATCGGTATCATACTGGGCGTGCTTGTGACGCTCGGTGTACAGGCATGTAGGGGGGAACTATGACAACGACCACCAAAAGCAACGACAAAGACACTCTCGCCTTCGCCGGTCTTTGCAACTTTGTCGCATGGTGGGAGTCGTTCAAGGCTTTACACTGCGAGGGCATTTACGCCACTTGGTCTTGCGATGCTGACCTGGTGGTCAGATTCGTGTTCCGAAAAGGGTGCTCGGTTTTCAATTACAAGCTTGACTTGCGAGATCGATACATCCCCAAAGCGGTGCTCGAGATGCAGGTCGGCTTGCTCAAATTGCAGGCGGTACCAACCATAACCAAACCCAACGTTAGCGACGGCCAACCATGCCCATGAATCGCGACAAGTACCCAGCGGACTGGGAGCAGATCGCCACAGACCTCAAGGACCAAGTGGACTGGAAGTGTGAAGGCTGCCGAAAGCAATGTCGCAAGCCGGGCGAACCGTTCGACACGCACCGACGGACGCTCACCGTGGCCCACATCAACCATGTCGAGTCCGACTGCGATCTGGGCAACTTAGTCGCACTTTGCGCACCGTGCCACCTTGCCTATGATGCCTCAATGAAACGATTCCGACGCATCGCAAGCAAACGAAAAATCAACGATAGCGAGTCTTAGCCAATGACCGAACCACTGCTCGACGCGAATCCAGACTGTTCTAGGTTCAAAGATGTGGACATCTTGATCAGGCTCAAAATCATGGAGTCGTTTGGAGTGCCAGTATCTCTCCTGGGTAACCAACCCAACTACTCGTCGGCAATTCTCGACTCGTGGGATTGGGGGAGCACCCTGCCAATCCCAAAACCCAACGTTAGCGAGTCTTAGCAAGTGACCGAACCACAGCAATCAGATCGACCGGAGGACGAGGCAAATCCATACTGGGAAGACAGTGACTGGGATCCATGCGACAAGGTGTGCCCGGACTGTGGCAGGTTGGTATGGGAAGCCACTTGGTTCGACGATCCCCCTGAATTGGGAGGCGCGGCAATCGGCACCAAATGGGAGTGCGGGGATTGCGGGTGGTCTGATTTAAACTAGCAAACCCAACATTAGCGAGTCTTAGCAAGACTCGCACAAGCCAGAAAAGCCAAAGGATTTCCCGTCCGTGGTCCTAGTTGTGGTCCTGGGTTGTCCGTAGACTACAAGCAGCAAACAGGGGAGTAACTATGAGCGATCAGACTAAGCCAACGCAAAAAATTGAGGGACAGCACGCTTTCGACGCACAAAGCCTTTGGCGAACGCGACTCGTCGAAATGATGCGTAGAGACCCGATTGAGAGAGTACGCATGATCGCGACATACATCCTTGCGGCTCAGCAGTTGGCTGCCGAAATGAAACGAGCGACTGCACTGACAATGCCGGAACATTCGAGTAAAGAATTTGACGCCTATTTGGAACACATGGAGACCGAGCTCGGTAGACATGGCGTCGAGATGCTTGGGTTCAATCCATGGCAGATTCTCGACCCATCACCCACTCTTCCGCCTGAGGGCCCGCAGCAAACAGAGGGAAACCATGGCAGCGTTGATCACGACAAGATTCAGTACCGCGAGCCTACAGAGGACGATTTAGAAAACGGGCCAATTGCATGCGAGGTTCGAGATTTTTACGGCGACAGATGGAGAAAAGGAACTCTGGTTCGAATAACGAATCCGACGCGGCATTTTGTAATCATCAGTCAATTTGATGACCGATTTTTCCGAGACTGCCGAATCAAGGTAACTTCACCTGAATCACCCACTCTTCCGCCTGAGGACCCTCATCTGGCGAGGAGCAATCTAGGATGCTTCATCAAAACGTACTTTCCAAAAGCGGAATTCGGAATGGACATCGCGGCGTTCGCTGCTCGCACTCGAGCCGACCGGAACAATCACTTCCTCGACTCGACGAGCCTAGCCGAATTGGTACTGAAAAAAGACCCATCACCCACTCTTCCGCCTGAGGGCCCGGAGCAAGGAGACAAAAATGCGACATCCAACTAACGATTACACAGATGCCGAGTATAGAGCCGTGGTCGCAAAACAGCGGCTGTTGGCTTGGAAGCACAGGGATCCCGACACCACGCACTCGGTCATTGCCACCTTTTTCGAGATCTGCGCGCAAGAGGCATTCGAACTGCGGGGCCATCAACATAACCTTGTAATTCAAGGGAGCAAGATGTCCGAAAGTGAGATAGAAGCCTTGGAGAAGGCCTCACGCGACGCAGAGCGAAAGATCAGAGAGGCTTCGGTCTTCGTGTTCGGCTACGACATTTTCGACCTGAAAGCATCACCCACTCTTCCGCCTGAGGGCCCGCAGCTCGGCTAGGGTGAGCTTGCCGTCGTTCGGCCGCTTGGCGATCTTCTCGACGGCTTCGACGCGCTGCTCGACCGGGGACGGCTCTCGGGATTGATCCTGCTCGGGTCGATCCTGTCCGGATCGGTCGGACATGGAAATCTTGCGTCGGCGTACCACTCGATCGGACTCGCCGGGGACTTTCACCCCCAGGATCGAGGCACCTACCGCGGCTAGGATCGTCGCGTCGCCCAAGTGATTGTCCCGGCCTGGACGCAAAGCCCACTCAAACAGCTCTCTGCCTTGTCCCTGGGTCTTGGTGGGGTATTCTGCGGAGAGGTTGTCCCCGGCCATTCTGTGACGCATTGGGGCGGCTCGGTAGAGCCACCATGCTCCAGGCTCACCGGCATCGGTCGTCCAGCGGTTCATCATGGCGGTCTTCCACGTGTTGGTGTCGATCAGGCAGTACCGCGGGGCTCGGGTTCCTCGGGTCGGTGGCATGCGCCAACCAAACCCCATACGCTCCCCGGCTTTCTTCTTCTCCTGGTTCCAGGGCCTCTGGCGTGCAGTGACTCCCTTGCCATGGCTTGGAACCACATGCTGATGCATCTGCGAAAATCGGTAGACGACTTCCGTCTGGTACCCTGCATCGACGACCATGATCTCGGGCCGGAGCTGTGTTCCGTCGTCTCGAGTGTACGTGACAGCGAGTCGTTCCTCCCGGAGCTTGCCTAGCGCGACCAATAGCGACTCGGTCGAGGATCGAATTCCGGTGGCTCGTATGATAGTCCGATCGATGTCGGCGAGGGTGACATAATCGATTCCAGGCTCGGGCCAGATCCCATAATCGACGACGAGGCCGGAGAAGTCTGCTCCGACGCCAGCGACTGTCCACCAGAGCGAGGATCCTTGGACGTCCACTCCCAAGGTGATGTGCTCGACCCAGTCGGGAATCTCCCCGCGGCGGTGGGTCGGCAAGATCCGCAGACAGAACTCGTCGGAGGTCAGGCAGCGGATGCCATCGACGGCAACAATCGATTTCTTGGGCTCGTTTTGATACTCGGCGTCAAACGTGTCCGGATTATCGAACCGGAGATTCATCGCATGTTGGATTGCGGAGATCTCGTGCGGGAACTTTCGATAGGCCCAGCCTGCTTTAGACCCTGCGTCCATTGCTTCGCGGTTGGCCTTATAACATTTGTTAGCTTTCGGGTGCTCGTCGTTTCCTTCGGCGATCTCTTCGGATCGAAGATCAAAGTACTTTTGCCAGAGCTCGGTGTTGGTCGGCCACTCATAGACAAGCCGGCATCGATCGCCGTGCCATTTGGGCATGAGCTTGTTGTTGAGCATCCGGTCGGCGGCGTCGCCTTCTCGGATGACGGTGACGGCCGCAAAGCCTGCGATCCGTTTCCCAGGCCCACCAAGGCCCAGGATGGCCCCACCGATCACCTTTTCCCGCTTGGCACATTCCGCGTCGGACAATGCCGAAGTGTCGGTCTGCGGGTCATTGACGAGCACGAAACCGGGGCGGATCGTCTTACCGTCTGCGAGTACCTTTTGCATCCCTCGGACTCTACCGAGGATCCCAGTGCAGCGAATGATTGCCCCGGATGCCTGCGATCCCTCGATCGTTGGGAACACGAGCTCCTTGCGACGCCATCCGATCAGCGTCCGCTTGCCTTGGGTGGTCTGCGCGTTGCCTCGTTGGGTAATTCCCTCGAGGCATCGGATTGGGAAAGCGATCTCGGGGAAGTCCTCGAGAAGCAGCGGGTTGGTTTCCCACTCGATCTTGATCACATCGAGCGATTCCTCGGCAGCACCTTCGTCGGCTTCGACTAGGACTCCGAATCTCTGGTGTCCATAGGTCAGCACCCAGAGCATGGCTCGCAGGAGGATGGTTGTCTTGCCACTCCCTCGAGGCATAGCGATGCATTTCAAACCACCGTTGATCGCTCGCTCTTCGATGTCCTTGAGGATTCGCTCATGGTCCTCGGAGAATGGAAGCGGAAAAGACTCTTTGAAGTACGTGAGAAGGTACTTCTTGAGATTGAGCCGACAGGACTCTCGTCGCTTCGCATTGACGATCGCCGGAATCGGGCCGATGTCTCTGGCCTCGGTCGATTCCTCTTTGGCTTTCGAAGCCTGGCGCTTGCGGTGTTTTGCATAGGAGTCCTTGGGACGCTCCGAGCCAGACTCGTTGTCATCGTCCTCGGGATCCTCGGGAGCTGCTGCGGCTGGCGGTCGCTTGCGTGCCATCAGTATCGGCTCGGCCTTTGGCGTGGAATACCATGCTTGGGGGCACAGTTGCACTGGCGGTAGTACCAAGTGATCCGCTCTCGAGTGGAGGCGGCTTTGTACTTAGCACCACAGCATGAGCATGTGGGCGCCGTGCCTCTAGCCTGACGACGGTATCGTCCGTGCGGGCTGGAATTGTGGGGCATGAGATGCGTCATCTCGGCATTTAGTTCGGCGAATACGACCATAGTCCTGAGTCCTCCTGGCTAGTGCGAATCGAAGTCCCATCAAATAGCGACGCTCCGTCTTTTGGTTGTTCTTTGGTTGCCACCCCAAGCTGAACAAGCCTCTCGGAGAGGGTCTGGTGTTCACTGATCCACAGGTGACCTGGTTGCTTGGATTTTGGCCGGAGGTTTCGGAACCACTCTCGGTCATGCTGCGGGGTAGGAATCAGCACTCGAGTCCACAGGGGGCACTGCTCGAGGATCTGGACTGTAGCTTTGTACGCCGCGACTCCAGCAGGATTTGGTTCTTCCTTGTCGTGCTTCTCGTCGGTGCCCATGCGCTTATGCTCGATCTTTCGCGACATGGGCGGCGTGAAGCAGTCGATCAGCACCAGTTCGATCTCGCTGTCGTCAGGCAGCATGATTCGAATCACATTGGGGGACAATGCGAACATGATCCGTGCGCGGGTCATGAGTCCTAGCAGTCGTGGGCAACGCATGGGCGTCAATCCTTTGGGGTAAGTGTGAGCGCAGGGTTTCCTACCAAGCGGAGCTGCTCGACGAGCGATCGGAGCAATTCGGTTTTCTTTGGCTCGCCGGAAGCATGGACAAAATGGGCGTCGGGAAGGATCCGGTTGAAACTTCGGTTCCAGACCTGACAGTTCTTTTGCGGCGACAGCATTCGCTTCGCGACTTGCATTCGATGGAAGTTGATCCCGACCAAGGTTTGCTCGGAGACATGGCCAGTGGGAATCGGCAGCGTCGGAGGCTTCCACACATCCGCACCGTGCTGCTTGCAATGAACCACTCCCGAATTCAGGGATTGAATGAAAAGCCTAGAACTTGGACGGTAGCCGATGCAATCCGATACCGCCAAAACCGAAGCTTCCACCCAAGATGTCGCAGGCAGGTAATCAAACTCGTCGTGGATCGAAACGCTCGCCTGCGTCTGGAAAATCGATTCGTCGGCCGATTCGGTTACCAGCACATCGGCATCGAGGTAAAGCGTTTCCTCGTACTGTTTCGCGAATGCATGAACCCGGAACTTCTCGAGGCCCCACCAGCCCTGGGTGGTATTCTTGAGAACCACGAAATCAGCTCCGCAGGCCTCGGCGTAGGCTCGCATCGGGCCCTCGGTGTATCGCAGCCATTCACGAGCTTTGCCGGTCGCGACGGTGATCACAAGACGCCGACCGCCCTTGATGGTATCATTCACAGGGCGAAACCAAGCCACTTGCCCGGCCGCAGCAATCCTCGACCAGATCTCGCGAGCGCGGGCAAGTGGCACTTGGGGGTGCGAGTGATCGACATCGATCCTCTCGTTGATGGCGTTGTGCAGTTCGACCCCCCAATAGAAAAACGAATCGGGACCGACGAGTATTTCATCCGTCAGTGGAAACGTTTCCAAGGTCGCCTGGATGTGGACCGCACAAGAGCACCCTGGAGGAAGACTCCACCGGAGCCACTCCGAGAACCATTCCTTGGCCTTGGCCGGATCCCAGTCGGAGGCATTGCGAAACGAGTACAGATGCAGTGCTGGCCAACCGAGGTCCCGTTGCTCGGGCTCTAGGTACAGATCCTCGCCAAATTCGTGAACCACGCCACTGATGCCATCGACGGTCTGGGCGATGAAGGAACCTTCTCGAATTGGATGACCGAACATGTCTTGCATCAGTAAAGCTCCACGGTCCATTCGGTTGGAAATGCCGTCGGGGGCAGAGAGCCAGGCGTGACGACTCCTGAGTCTGTTGATCCGGTCAGTGTTTGTTCAAAGCCACTTGACACATTGACGAAATTCGGAGGATCGCAAAACGGATCGTCGCAGTCGGTCGGAGTGCAAATGCTGTTCTCTGCATCTTCGAGCCCTCCGGTGTCAGTCGGCAATTCATCGAAGGCATTGCAGACGAACGCAGGAGGATCGGCAAAGGTAGGATTGATCGCCGAGATGCTGGCTGCACACTGCGGGCCGCAGCTCAAGCCCACAGCGTTGGCTGTGTTGAACACCATCGGGAACTCGAGAGTAGCGACCGAGCGTCGCAACACGAGACGAAACGGGTGCAGTGTGACGGACAACAGGGATGGGTCGAACGGCGGCGGTGATCCGACCGGCCAGAATTCGCTACTCCCGCTCTCGCATGTGGTACTCAGCGGGAAGTCGCAAAAGGACGCTGAGGAAACAACCGTGGTTTGCGAGCCTTGAGTGTATTGAGTCCCCCAGGTCACACCGATTTGTCCATCGATCACAAGTGCCAAACGATAGCGACACTCGTCCGGTTCGTCGCATCCATAGCCAGGCTGAGTGCGGCTGATGTAGAGTCGTGCTGTCGTGATCCCCGCGCGGAGACGCCAACCCTGTGCGCATCCGAAAGCCTCTTGATTGTTGGTTCGGCATGTCTCGGTTGGACCGATGATCTTGCAAGTCCCAGGGAGGCTGGGATTGGTGCAAATCGCCCAGTGTTTCTGAACGGATGTAAAATTCCGCTGATAGCGTCGCCATCGGTACAGACCGTTGATGTCACTCAGATCGTTCGGAGCCGCTCTTGGAAAAGCGGTGATGCTCGAGCAGCATCCGTTGACGGTCGCAAAGCTGGCATCGTACACCACTGCGAAGGGCAGCAGTCCATTGTTCCCTGTCACCTGCATGCTGTAGAGACGGTCGTTGAGCCGTGGTTGTCTGCATGCGTCTCGGCAGCGGTAGCACTTCTTTTGCGATCCGTTGGCGTCGCACCAAGCACAGGTCAATCCTTCTATGGTCGTCGATGTCATTGGCTAACTCCCCACACACCATGGATTGATCACTCGCCAAAATCCAGTGTCGTAAATCGCCCAGCCTTTGTCCCCGTTGACCTGCCAGGTGGCGATGTTGAACGAATCAAGGATTTGCGTCGAGTAGCCTGCGATTGTCGCCGTCGCGGAGCCAGCAGCCCAATTGGTCGTGAGTGTGTAACTGGCTTGCATGGCCCGGCAAGACAGATCCCAAATCCCAAAGCCAGCATCACCGGAGAGTCCAGAAGTGTTGGCGACGATCTTTGCCAAGCCGAATGCACCACCGCTTACCGATCCGGCGATCGGCATGACGAATCCGCTAGCGATCGAGTAGTCCGCTACCGCCAGTCCAGCGATCGCAACCCGACCGAATTTAAGGTGTGGGATTGGCTCGATCGTCACAGCCATGGATTCAAAATAGGGGGTGGCCCCACTGATCAGAGGCGTCAGGGCCTTGAGGGTGTAGTACCCCTTTTGGTAACTCGGATCTTTGCGAGGGCTGGCCTCCTGGCTTGATACTCCAGGAGGGTTTCCAGCCTGGGGGATCAAGGCAGCCTTGCCGATTGCCAGATTCGCACCGGTTTCATTCTTAGCGATGACATGTCCAGGCCCGAGGCCATCGAGGCCGGGCACCCCGAACGAAGCAGCATTGCCACGCGCAGCTTCGATGAGCTTCGTGAGTTCTCGTTCACGCGCTGCAGACGGTCGGAATTTGTCGCCTGGAAATGTCATGATGAAGGGGTTAGATTCCTAGCAAGGCAAAATTGCCCTCTTCGTACACTCGCTCGACGTACACTCCACGAGGTCGTCTGATGACGTAGCCACCAGACTCCCAAGCTTCATAGTCGATCCACAAGTATTCGTGCCCCTTCTTGGCAACGCCGGTAATTGTACCAAATGACAGCCCAGTACGATTTGGCGAAGCAGAAAATTTGAAAACAACGGTCGTTTCACCATTGCTTGATTGCCTGAACTCAGCGCCGGTAAAAAGTAGTTCACCCTGGGCGAAATCTCGGAAAGCTGCGTTGTTGGTTTTGTACGTCAAATTCACAAGGGTCAACACATACGCAAAACTTAGTACGCCTTTTGCCATCGTCTTTTCGATCGAAAATTCTAGGCCAGGAATCCCGATCTCGACGCCCTTAACTCCGTTCTGATCGACGTTGATCGCCGATCCATAATTCGCAGCGCCCGAACCGTAGATCGTTGTCCCATACGACTGGGTGATTGTTTGGCTCTTGCCCTGGCTCGTGCCACTGTAGGTGAACAGCTCGATCGCACGAGATTCGTACCCAAAGACAATTTCCCATGCGTTTGGCGTGAGTGGCTTTGCCTTCGCAGTGACCATCTGCATCGCGGGAAGGACTCCGCTGGCCGCAATGGTCAATGGGAATGGAGTACTGGGCAAGTCGATAGCTGCTTGTGCAGCATCCTCTGCCTGGGTGTATCCGGTGACGATAGCAATGCGGTTGAAGCTTTTACGTCCACCAATGAGATCGAAGTCCGTTTCGCGAGACTCTGCGGTTTCATCAATGAAGATCGGCAAATGCGTCCATGCACTCATGATTTATTTAGGTCCCATAAGTAGGCGATGGTGATTGGGCGGTGTTCTTGGCGATCTGCGAGAGCAAGTCGTTCGACTTGGCCGACTGATCCGCCATTCGATCGAGAGCTGATGTAGTGCCACCCATCATGCCAGCAGCAAAGCCTGAGAACGTTCCTCCGACTTGAGTGGCAGTAGTCGCTTTGACCTGCTCGACGGTGGGAATCTTGCGGCTTGTCGGAGCGGACAGCGTCTTGGCTGTGTCGACCACGGCTTCAACGGCTTGCCCCAAAGGACCAAGGAAGGAAAGGAATCCTTTCCCTGGTGCGTTTTTGTCGATTTCTGCTTTCTGCGTTTCCAGTGATTGTCGGAGATCAGAAATCGATTTATCAAATACACCAAGGGACTGAGCGTTGCGTCCCTCGCGATCGCTCTTGGTTTGATTCGCCTGGGCAGTGATCCCCTGCGTCATTTGATTGGCCAATTGCAAGCGTCCAGTATTGCCAGCCTGAAGCTCCTGGTCTCGCTTCTGATTGGCAGTGTCTAGCGATTTCTGACGCGCATCGGCTCGCTTGGCAGCATCCTTGTCCATCTGCATCGCTGCTTTTTCGTAGTCAACCGAACGGTCGATCAGCGAATAGATGTACAGCAGCTTCTTGGCGATGAAGTTGACCGTTTCGTCGAACGCACCCTGCAACCAAGTGACTGCCGTTGCGAATCCTTTGGCTAGTTGGGTTGGAATCCCGGCCAGGGTGTTCACGACACCGACGACCATTTCAATCGCACCAATGGAAACCATGGCGGACAAATCCGTCCAAGCGTTCTGGAGCTTGGTGATCATCGAAAGCCACCCCGCATACAGGTCCCGCGTGGCGACCCGGAAGACCAGTTGCAGGCCGGTCATGGCGACTTGGCCCGCGGCTTGCCACTGGCCGGACATCAGAGCGGTCTTGATCGCATCGAACACCGGCAGCACAATCGATTTGAGCTCGTTGAACTTGGCGACCAGATAGCCGACCATCTCTCCCCCCACTCCGGAGAAGTACAGGAACGCGCCGGCGGCGGCGGTGACTCCGACGACCACCAGACCGATCGGAGAAACCATGGCGGTGATCAGTCCGACGATCAGGCCGAATACCGTGGCAATCGCTCCACCGATCGCAGCCAGGCCGGTCATGGCCACCGAGGCGACGGCCGCAGCTCCACCGAGGGCGAATAGGCCAGCCAGCAAGCCAGCTCCGACCGCAGTCCATTTGGCGATCGTTACGATTAGCTCTTGGTTCTCGCCGATGAACTTGCTCACGTTCGAGACCACACTGATGATCCGTTCGCCGACTGCGGTAAGCAGCGGCGCGAGGGCCGAACCGATTCTGGTCTGTAGGCCACCGATCACGCCGAGCAGCCTGTCGAACACATCGCCGAGCTTAGCGGCGGCGGCAGCATCCTCGCCGGACATGGTTTGACCAAGATCTTGGGCATCCTGTTGGAGCTTGCGAATTTCCTCGGCCCCTCCGGAAAGCATGGGGACCAGGTCAGCACCCGCTTTGCCGAAGTACTCCATGGCGGCAGCACTTTTCAACGCTGGATCCTGGATCAATGACAGCTTGTCGGCGATCGCGATAAACTGCTCATCAGGGGACATCTTCTGCAGATCGGCGACACTCAAGCCCAGAGCGGTGAATTTATCAGCAGCACCAGGCACGCCGGCTGCTGCATCGGCGATACCCATTTGCATCTTGCGGACACCCTTTTCAAGCGTTCCGATGTCGGTGCCAGAGAGCTTGGCCGCATAGCCGAGCGAGGACACCGCTTCGGCACTCATGCCGGTTCTCTGGGCCATGTCGTCGACCGCACCGCCAGCGTCGGCGAAATTCTTGGCCAGTGCGACCAAGCCAGTCACAGCGACCGAGCCAGCGATCGCAGCGGGAAGGCTGAGAACGCTCTTGGAAAACCCACCCAAGGCACCTTGGGCCGATGCGAATCCTTTGCCGATTCCGGTGCCCATGGTTGTGGCGACGCCTTTGAGCCGAGCCATCGCAGCTTGGACTTGGGCCATTCCTTTATCGAACGAGCCCTGTTTGGTCGCGATCTCGACGTAAGCTTGACCGGCCTTGATGTTACTCGCCATGTGTTACCTCACCGCTGCGATCGAGTTCTTGAACAGCTCGGGGAAATTGGGGGCTTCGGCCTCGAGCGCAGGACGCATGAAGGGCCGCTTGGGGTACCGAGCTCGGCGACGGCGAGTTTCAAATCGATACCCAGGCCGCTCGTCATACCTCCGACGGCCATCGACCCGTCGCCAGTTGGCAGGCTCGCCCTCTCCCTCGATCGAGGCGTATCGGTACTCGCGAATGATCGCAGTCTCGCCCCGTTCATGGAGACCGGCCACGGTGCTCGTGACCGACTCGATCGTGAAGTTGACTTGGTTCAGTTGCACTGGGCCGACGATTGTCGATTCGCTTTGGGGCTGGTATGCGAACAGGATCGTCTTGAGCGAGTGCGTGTTGGGCGAGTGAGCCGAAGGTGGAGAGCCAGGTGCCGAAGCAGACTTTCGGCGACGCATCGACGAGCGAGCTCGCTTGCGCACAAACGCACCGGCCTTGGACAAGACTTTGCGTTTGGCTTTTTTTAGCGAGGCAATCACCTTGGGGCGATCGAAGAAAGCTTCGCGGACTTTGAACGTCACATTCATGGCGTGAATTTCTCCACAGCGACGAACGGGTCATCGTAGTACACTCGAGTCAGCTCGACGCCGGCAGCATTGTGGACAGCCACCGAGTACCGGTACTCTCCAGGCACCAGTCCGCCCGAGGTCGCTTTGGGCATCTCGCAAGTGAGCGACCATTTCCCCGATCCGATGTCCGCAGCGGTGCCAGTGACAGCGAATAGGTTGGTCCCGTTCTTGCCACCGAAGTGGACCGTGACAGCACCGGCCGACATGCCAGGGATCGCGGAGATCGTCCAGACGAATGCGGTACCATGGGCCGACAGGTAATCATCGCCGATGACGATCTGGTCGATTGTGCCCTTGGCGGTGACCGGACCAGCATACGAGACCTTGCCAGCGGTGATCGTGTTGGTTTTGGCCGCGATCACATTTTCGAGCGACAGGTAGCGAGAATGCTCGACTGGAATCACTTGGACGCCAGAAGTTGCGGACTCAGGGAAGAAGTCTGCGGTAATGCCATTGGTCTCGCCCGCGGTGACATCAAACAGGTAGTAGCCGTCCTCCATCTCGGTCGGATTGGTATCGGCCAGGGCAGCACGAGCACCGCCGTCGAGCGAAACTCGGCAGGTGATCTGCGCAGCACCGCCAGTAACCGGAGCGTTGTTCGTCCGGTCAAACGCGAATACTTTCAGCGTGCCTGCGGTGTTGCGGTACATAGTTGGGATTCCTATTGGGTCGTCAATGGGCCAATTGGCTTAGATTAGGTCAGCGTCAGAACACCGTTGGCCTGGTCAAAGTCCACCGTGAGCGTTTCACCGGAGGCCAGCGTAATGCTCGATCCGTAGTCGAACCAACCAATGAGCGGGTCGCCTGCGGCAGTGTCGTTGTAGAGGACGACATAGCGAAACGGACCCACCGAACCACCCGTGGCAGTCAGCACCAGGTCAGCACAAGTGAGCTTGTAGACTCCACCCGTCTGGGCGCTCGATGATGTCGTGACATTGCGAGCACTGAGGTTGGTGTACGTGATCTCGGTAAGGTCAGCCAGGACCGAGTTTCCAGCGACCGGTGCGGTGTTGGTCAGAGCGATCCGCAGTTGGTTCGATCCGAGGTTATGGACACCCTCGGCGACATTTTCGGCGAATGCGTTGAACTTGTTAAAAGTAGCCATCTATCGAGATCCTCCGAGCAAAAACAGGTAGTAGTAGGGAGCAGCACCACCGGTGCCAGGTGTGCCAGTTTGAAGATTAACGGGACTTGCGACCAGGACGTATTGCCCCGTCCCAGCCTCCAGGACTCGACTGCGCAGGAATCCTGCATCGAGACCACTGGCCAAATAAGCGGCGGTGTCCGCAGAGATCCGGCGGCTAGCGAGGAACCCAGCGGCATTTCCGTCGAGTGTGTAGGCCGCAGCTCCTGCGTCGAGCAGTCTGCCGAGTAGCGTTGCTGCATCGGTGCCAGAGTAGGCGTAGGACCCCTGGTCCGCATTGAGCAACCGCGATGTGAGCAGCGGAGTCGTTTGGCCCGACAGCAAAAGGCTACCGGTGTCCGCTGGTAACACTCGGCCGTACAGCAGCGGGATCGGTTGGCCGGAGAGAACGTAAGAACCAGATTCTGCGAGGATCGAAAAAGCAGCGGCTAATTGTGCGTAATAAGATCGTCGTCTCGGTGGTTGCATGAGCATGCCACCGCCCCGACCTTGCTCGTAGAGAAAACGGACTTCGTTGGGGGTTGAAGCTGCGTTAAACATGCAAAAATCATCTGCTAAGCCATTCAGATAACTCGCTGTAGCTATCCGCCCACCGATCGCAAAATCGAACATTGTCGAAAAGTTCGCTGCACTTGTTCCAGTCGTGGTCCCTTGCAAGGAGCCGTCTAAATACGCTGCAATTGTGTTGCTGCCATTGAATGTTAAAGCGATGTGCTGCCATCGGTCCAGAGACAAGCCTGTTAAAGTTCGATCAAAGCCCCAAACACCGATCGTCGCTGTCGTCGCGGTAAAATTGAAACAGTAGAAACCATTTTCGCAAAAGTAAGCAGCACCACCAGACGCGCGACGGTAAACCCAAATTGACCAAGTCCCTGCAAAGCCAGTCGGCCCGACTCGCAGTGAAGCTGGCATACGCACAAAATTGTTCGTTCCGTTGAAATTTATTGCCAGCTTGTCAGGACTTGCAACATACGCATTATTGCTGTTGTTCGCAAAGTTGGTCAGCACGCCGTGATTCCCGAAACCACTTGTGTCCGGCAGTTGCAACCCGGTCGCACCAGAAAAAGACGGACACCACCGACCGACGATTCGGCTTTGCAGACTTTCCCATTCCGGCCCGTAGTATGCGAGCATTAGGTGATGGTCTCTCCCTTGTCGACGATGGCCAGCAACTGCACGACGTAGGGGATGGACGAGTAGTTGACGAAGCGACACTCGTAAATGTCACCGCCAGGGATCCACACTCGGCGGACATCGGCGAGGTTGGTCACCGAGTTGGTATTGAGATTGAGCACGCGGTGATTTCGCTCGAGCGTCCAGGATGTTGTCGCACCTGAAGCGATGCGGTTCCACTGGATCAGCGTTCCCCCAGAGTTAAAAATGCAGACGGTGTCGCCGATAGCAAAGTTAGTCGAGGCTATAGCGATTGTATTTTGCGAAAGGGACACATCAGCAGTGAGTGCCCCAAGCAAAGCGGCAGTCGTTGGGCCTTGGCCGACCATGTCGAAAATCGTCGTGGGTACAATGTCGCTGTTGTTGTCCGTCGGTCTGATCGCGAAGTATCCGGCGCGGGTCGGGGTGCCAGCGCTTCCACGGCCCATAAAACCGACGACCCAAGCCCCTGGCACGTTTTTCAAATCGAGCGTCGTCGAGGCGACGACAATGTTTCCCGTTGCCACGATTTGAGGCGTGATGAGCGTGGTGTAGTCGGGCGTGGTTTTTGTGACCAGGGAAGGCATTACTTAGATTTCCTCGCTAGCTAGAAGCTCGATGTCTCGTCCTGTGATTGTGTCGGGCTGCTGGCCAGCGGCTAGCAGCGGAGCAGCTTGCTGCGGTGTGAGTCCCAGTCCCTGCGGTTGCGGTGCTGTCAGAGCAGCACGAATGCTCGGGTCGCCAAAGTCTGGCCGGGCATCCTCGGCGGCTTCGCGGGTCATGAACGAGACCATGAGCCCGATTATCGGATTGACGTAAGCGACCGTTTGCAGCGCGGCAATGACCTCTCCGCCCATGGGCAGATTGTCGCGATAGACAGCGATGATCCCCATGAAGGACAGCGGCAGTGGTCGCGGGACTCGCGGCGCGATCTCGCAACACCGAATTGCGCAGTCCCCGTACCGGCCCTCGGCCAGAGCTGCGGCAGCTTGCTGGTCGGCGGCAATCAATTGTCGAAGGGTCGGTTGGTCAATTTGCATCGGTTTTTGGTAGCGTCACATAGTGGACCGGGAGCCCGTCTCGCAAATTGTGCAGCTCGGCGCGGCTAATGCTCGGCGGAGGACTGTTGGTGCGGTACGGATGAAAATCAGTGCGTCTGTATGGTCTCGCTCGCTTCGGACTGTGGATGTTGGCTAACAGGGTCATCAGGTCACTGGTGCGATCCCAGCGGTCTTTGTTGACCTCGTCGGCCATCCACATCAGCTCTCGCAGTGTGTAGGGCCCTGGCTCGATCCCGATGCGGGCTGCTAGTCGGAGGATGGTTGGCCAGTACTCGGCGCGCTCTTCTGCATCGCTTTTTCGATCATCTGATCCAGACTCGTCAGTTGCTCCTGGATCCCCTTCTCCAGCAGCCCCTTGTCCATCGCATTCGTGATCCGAAGTGCCGTCTGGGTCTGGAGTGCCTTTCCTGCCTCGAGGATTCGCCGAGCTGTGGCCCGGCGATTGGACTCCGGGAGGAATTCCACCAGTGCCTCCTCAAAGGCGGTAACAGCCTGGCCGAGAGCATCGCCAGCGAGCGAACGTCCGAAGGACTCCGGAGTGACTCCGTGCTTTTCCGCGACGGGTCGGCAGATCTCATAGATCACATCGATCGTCAACACGATGTCGGAAGTGAGCCGGTCGATCGTTTCGGGAGAGGCCAGGGCGGTGGCAAGGTCGATCGAGTATGCGGAGCGGACACGACGGATTGCGTCGACGTCGATGCGAAGATTCCAGGTCCTGGATTCGCAATCCATAAACTGTGGCATGGTCGAGTTGCCTTTGTTGGGATTGAGTTGAGGTTTTATCGGACAAAACGGATCGCTCGGATTGTGCTCCGGACGATCGTGAATTGGGTAACGTTGTAATCGTCGTGCTTGAATCGCTTGGCTGGATCCGAGTAGACCCAGGAAGCGACCACGATGTGATTCTTGTCCTGGGAAATCACACGGCCGTAGACCGTGAATTCCAAGGGCCCTTGCGACGATTCCCCATGGTCTAGGAAATCGATCGCGACTTCGTTGCCTCTGCGGACTTTCGGAAGTGGCATGGCCGACTCCGCTTGGATGGAACGATCAGTGATTCAAACGGACTAAGCCGACGGTGCGACGATCAACCAGGCTGGATCGATTAGCGCGGCTGGCGAACCGATCTTGATCCGGGACAGCGCGACAACGATGTTGACCACCATGCCGTCCTCGAGGGGCTGATCGATTGGGAATTCCATGATCTCCCCAGGCATGGTCAGTCCTTGCGCACCAGACGGACCAGGGGTCGCGATGGTGTTGTCCAATACGGCCCAGTGCCAAATCGTGTTGTTCAAAAACGCTTGACGCATCGCGGTGAAAACGGCGTCGTCTGGGTCGCCGTTGTATTGGTACCCAAAACTGATTTCGGCGGTTTTGAGTCCGGAGATCTGGGCTTTCCACTGGCTCGCTCGACTGGAAATGTCGATGCGGGTCTTGTTAAGCGTAACATTGAGGTCTTTGACTTCGGTCACGAGCGTCGGAGCCGTGGCATTGAAGACAGCAGCGGGAGTGACTTGGTAGTAAAGCTTGCACTCGATGCCTGCGCGTGGTCCCTTGTTCGGCATGATTCTCTCTTTCGGTTAGGATCGGTTCTTGAAGTACGCGGTGATCACGCTGCGAAAAGCACCGTGTTGCTCCAGTGCCTGGACGTCGTACAGGCTGACTTCGGACCTCGACCACACTCCCCCGTCGATCGTGGCCGTGGCCAGTGCTTCGTCGAGCTCGTGAGTCAAGTCCAACAGTTGTGCGAATCGCTCGGAGTCTTTGGCCGCTGTCTGGATGACGGCGACTTGGACTCCGAATTCAAACTCCCGGGTTGAACGGGAAATCTTGGTCGAAGTGTTTTGCCTCGGTGCGACGACGATCCGTAGATCCTTTAGGTCTGCAACTTCGAACCTTGGCAAGTAATCGACTTTGAACGTATCGCCATCGATCGCGGAATTGGTTTCCGGATCGACGACTTCGGCGGCTGCGAGTGCTTCGACAACGTCTGCGAGTAGTTGACGAATCGGGCTCATTGCTGCTTCGTGTGGATCCGCATTAGGTTTTCGCCAGGGTCGGCGAATCGCCAGACTGGCTGGCCAGTCATCGAGCGAACGATGTAGGTCTTGCCAGCGTCGGTGATTCGGTCCCCGTCTTCTGGGTCGTCATCGAACGGCCATTCGGTCTTGGCTATCAAGTAGTCTCGACTGACGGTCCGATGGATGAGCCCTTCGGTGTCTGAGGCTTCGAAGGGAGTCGATCCCCGCGTGGCCTTGATTGGTTTCTGGATTTTGCGTTTGATGTACAGGACAT